CGCCTTCCCGTCCCCCCCCGCTACCGCCGCTTTCTGGGCGGTGGCTTCGGCTTCAATCGCGCCCTGCGCGCCAATCAGTTCGGCGTTGAGCTTCAGGAGCGCCTTTAGGTCAACTTGCATCGTGTCTGTACCATTATCCTGGATCGTGTCGGCAAAATCCTTGTAGCGCTTGTCCAGCGCTTTTAAGAGTTCGCCGTCCTTGTCGGCTTCCGACTGGGCGCGTTCGACGCGCGCCAGCCCTTCGTCGCCGAGCGTTTCTTTAATCCACTGGCGGCGTTTCTCGTCGAGTGCCATTGCTTTAATCTCCTCGAAACTGGTATACGGGTTGGACGCTGATTGGGGCGGCAGCGTCGTGATTTCAAACGTGTTGTAGGTGCTGTATTTGCCATCCTTCAGCGCCCACGAGGGGTACATAAAGCCATGCGAGAGTTCCACCTGCCCCCGCTGGCGTTGATAAAAGTGAACCGCCTTCTGTGCTTCGGGCGTGTCGTCAAAGTGACCGAGCGCGAAGATGAAATGATGATGCCGCCAGACGACGTCGGCCTGCCCATGCCGTGACCCTTTCGTGTGCCATGCCCATAGTTCTGGCATGTCCACGATCCCCAGGTTCAGGCGGGCAATGTAACCGTCATGCGCTTGCTCGGTTAAGATTTCCTTATCCCGGTCTTCAAAGTTGTTCGTGTGGCGGGCGAGCCAGTACCAGCGCTCATCCTTGCCTTTGAACACTTGAAAGTTACCGCCTTCTGGCGTCGCATCGGTGCGCGCGACCAGGTTCTTCAACTTTGACAAAAAACCGCCTGGCTTGACGGTTGAGGTCTGCGCTGCGCTCGAAAGATTAAGAGCATGACTTGGAAGAGCAGTGCTCTTACCATTAACCTTGCCGTTCTCATCAAACATCGCAGTCGCAATCTCCGCCATGCCCGTTTCCATCTCCATCGGCGGCGGCACAGCCTCATGTCGTTCGCAGGTGCCGTTCGGCACAATTGGGGCCGGCCAGTTGGCGACGATGTGACAGTTCGCGCCGCCGAATTCCGAGACTGGCACAAACCAGCGGCAGGAGGAACAATGCGCTTCGCCCGCGTAATCCGGCGTGTAGCTCACGTCCTTTTGTTCCAGCCAATACTGTTTGGACTTCTCATACGACGGCTTCTTTTTCTTCGGGTTGCCATCCGCGTCCATCTCTTCTTCGTCGTCCATGTGTTCAGAGTTGTCATCTTCCGACGGCGCTTCTTCGCCATCCTCCGGCGGCGGCTGCTCGTCGGGGTTCGCAACCGCTTCGGTAATACCCAACTCGGTATCCACGCGCTGCACAAACTCGTTGATAATGTCCACCAACTGCTGCGCGGTTTCGCTGTCGACCTGTTTCTCTTGTTTGGCGTCGCTCACGTTCGCCTCCAAAGCTCGCAAATACGCGAGCGCATCTTGTTTGTTGTCATAACATTTCAGGGGCTTGTCGTCACCCTTTTTATGGACACAGTTGCCGCGTAATTCGTAGGGCATTAGAACCGCCCCTCGGCCTTACCCACCGTTTTGAATAACCGGCATTTGCAATTGAATCCTTTACACGCCAGTCCATCGCCCTGTGGCATAAACCCGCTGTTGAACCATGCCTTCAAGCGGTGACGCTGCCCATTCAGGCGTAGACAATCCTCGCAGTGTTCAGTGTCGCCATACACCCACTCATACAGCCCGTTGCGGTCTGCGCTTTCCAGCCCGGCCTGGTAGAACGGAATAATTGATTTATTGAACCACATGAGCGCGCGATTATCGGCGCTTTCTATCGCTTCCGTGTCGGCAAATAACGTGTCGGCGAAGTCGGTCACATAACCGGACTGTTCGGATACGAGCAGCGCAATGGTAGTCAGTTCATCGTCTGAGAGTTCATCGTCTTCCAAGCCACCGACCCGCAAACCGTCGCGGAATGCCTGCTGACCGTGACGCCGGATCAGTGCACGAGCCACAATGCCAAAACGCTGCTTGTTCATCGCATCCATTTTGGCAGCGACAATGGCATCGGAGAATTCTGATTCAAAGGCTAACTGCGTCGCTTGGATGTCCTTCGTGGTGATAACCACACTGGATACCAGTCCAACTCCTCCGGGCCCATTTCCGGTTTCACGTGCACCCGCACCCAATTGCGGCGCGGCGTCTTCGACACTTCGTAGTCCTGGTAAAACACTTTCTCGCCCGTTCTTTGGAGCAGTTGTTCCGGCAGCACCCAGAACGGCGAGGGGCGATTGGTTATCATCTAAACTGGCCTCCATTTGTGGCTGTACGTCGGCGTCATACAGGCGGATAATCTGCCCGTTTTCGTCAGTAATCGCATCCTTGACCGCCTCGATCTGATTGGCGAGAATTTGCCGCGCTTCGTCCGGCGTGAGGTTTGCGCCCATGCTAGATACCGCCGTACCCCACTCGCTTGCAATCTGCGCCTGCTGTAAGCCTTCTTCGGCGTCCCGGCGTTTGAACGTAAATTCATACTCATCTGGCAGCAGGTCATTAATCGAGCGTTCCATTTCGGCATACAGCACGCCGATGGTCTTGCCGCGCGATTTCTGGTGCAGGATTTTCGACTGGCCTTCACTGCCGAGATTGCCAGTCGTCAGTTCCCATAGGTCTTGTACGTCCACACCCATGGCCAGCGCCAGGGCGTGAATATCCACTTCGGTGTAGACTTTGTAATCGAACTTTTCCGGCGGTTGGCTGAAGGATTGGGTGTCGAACTGGAGGGGTACGTTCGGGTCAGGGCTGAAGAACCACATTTGCTTGCCCCAAACCGGGCGTTCGTCATTGCGCTGCTCACGGTTGTATTCCGCCAGCGCTCGCTCCCGTTCCTGTTTGACCATATTCGTTTTGACTAAACCGGGCGGCGGCTTGTCGTCAAGCATCGCTTCCATGTAGCGCCCTAGGTGAATGCCACGTACCACAATCGAAATGGCGCGTGAGAGGGCGCACATCCCGTAACCAGGCCGCGCTTCGTCGCCGTCTGGCATATCCTGAATGATCCGCACCCGCTTGTTGGGAATGATGCGCTGTTCGCCGTTGCGGTTGATGTACAGAATGGGGAATTCCGGGTCGCCCGTCGGGATACAGCGCATGGCATCCAGGTAGGCGATCCCCATCACCGGGCCGCTAGGCGGCTGCAACGGGTCGCCGGGCGCGATGATCTCCCATATCCAGCCCGTGTCATGGCGTAGGTAGTCTACCCCCTTGCGGCAAAACGTTGTCCAACCGCGGCCAAAGTCCGCTTGGCGCAAAACCTGCTGAAAATATTCGATGTCGGATCGCTGCTCGCCAAGCAGTTGAAAACCAAGCTGCTTCGCCGCCGCTTGGTAGTAGCGCTCTTTCGCGCCGCCTAACTGTTCCGGCCCCTTGATTTCCCACGGGGTAGATGCAATCAGGTTCATCACCCCAGCGAACGCGCCCTGGGGAGCCCAGCCGTAATCGGAGCGGTAGAACTGGCGCAGTTCTCGTTCGCGCTGGCGCGTGCCCCAGGCGGCCAGCAGCGGCCCACGGTACAGCACGCCAAAAAGATGCTGATAGGCCCCGTCCTTTTCGGCGTCAGGCAAAACCTGAAAAGTGTGTTGTTCGGCTTGTTGGAGGTAATCGGGTTCGTAAGCGCGAAGAACCATCAGTTGGTATACCTGAACTGCCAGCAACCATACCGGGCGGCGTCTACAGTATGGTCGTCCATTTTCAGCGGTGCGCGCTCACCTGCGTGAGCAATGGCCGTGTGGTCATCGTAACGATAGGTTTGAAATTCGCGGATCGTATTGGTGCAGCGCGGGTGAATGAGCAGCAAGCGCTGGTTATTGCCGTCTAAAATCAGGCGACGCAAATTCTTGATACCCTCCGAAACCTTGTGAGTCGCTTGCACTGTCTGGATACCCTTTTCCCATAGACGCAATTGGAGTTCTTTGGCGCTGCTGTCAATGTGAGCAATAGCAGGCATTGGAAACCCGGCCTCTAGGCACTTGACAATCGAGGCTTCCGACGTTTCGTTACAACGCACGTATTCAGCAACGATATGCGCGCCGCCGGTGGGCGTCGGTTGAGCAAACAAAATCACGCGCGGGTGATAGCTAACGTAGCCTGGCCCCTGCCCATACGCATAGCCGTCGTCGCACCACCACTGTACGGGCAAATCCGGGTTATACTCGGCCCGTTCGGTCACGTTATCGGGAAGCGAGAATACGTCCAAGATACGACCTTCAAAGGAGACCCACTCCGCATCCAATTCCTGAGCCGCAAATGCGCCGGTATATTGGACGCGCAAATTGGCCTCATAATCCTCGCCCGCATACGGATTTTCTACCGTGCGAACGTGAATGACGGATGATTTCGGCAGTGGATTGGCGATAAACAGGGCATACAACCAGTGGAAAATCCCGGCGGGCGTCGTCGTCAACCAGCATTTGCGCGTCGGGCGAAGCTGCCCGATTGCAATGTCGAAAGCGGTTCGCTCGCGGAGATTGCGCGGTTCATCAAACCAGGCCCAGGCACGATTGGGGCCGCGCAGGGAGTCGGGATTGTCGGCGCTGCGAAACACGATCTCGCTGCCATTCTTCAGGATTAGTTCTTTGTCGCTTTTGTTCCACGTTTGTATCTGATTGTGAGGCAGCAACCTAAAGAATTCTTTCATGCTGGCGTCGCGCAGCATCGGATAAGTTGGCGCAATCACGACGCCGTACGCACCCACTTGATAGATACACGCTTCATAAATCGCCTGCATCGCGCCGGCAATCGTCTTACCTGACCCACGTCCGCCATTGAACAGGATATAATCGTGCACGCGCGCGGAGGCATGAAAGACTGCCTGCTTGGCATGTGGGGTGTAGTCAAGAACAACCTCCCCCCCCGCGTCCGGGGCGCTAGTCCGCCGTACTCGCCTCGCCGCTTCCTGTATCCGCTGTTGCTGACTGAGCATACGCTTGTGCCAACTTCTCTAACGTGTCGCCCGGTGACGCTTCGCCTGCGTCGGCCAGGATGCGAGCGATACGGTTAATCTGGTCGGGGGACAGGTTGTATTCTAAGGTGATGTTCAGCTTGTCCGACCAACTGGCGGGGTCACGTCGCTTCAAGTAGTCTATGGCCGCGCGCCAGTCGGGAGCAACGTGAGCAACCGTGTGCTTGGTAACGCTGCGCCTGTGGTCATACGGTTTGCCTTCTTTGTCAATGCGTGTTTCGATGTAGGTTTCCGTCGTGGTGCTTTCTTCAGGATGGCCTTGAATGGCGTAACGGATGGCACCGACGGCGGCAAGGTGAGCGTTGGTCTGTGCGCGATTAACCGAGTCACAAAAGTCACTTTTTGTTTCTATCCAGCGATAAAAGGTCTGACGGCTGATGCCGGCGTTGGTAAACGCATCTTCATGCGTTGCGCCAATCGAAAGCGCGTCGGTGATTTTCTTCACCAGTTCCGGCGTGTACTTACTACGTCGCCCGGCCATGTCACTCCACCTGCTCTAAGATATGCTCGCGAATATGCGCGGCAATCGAACGCATGAACAGTGGGGGAACGCTGTTGCCGATGCGGTCTTTACAATCGTCTTTGGAGCCAGACCACTTAAAAGTTTCAGGGAAACTAGCGACTAATCCAGCCTCGGTTATATTGAGTTGGCGCGGTAGTGCGTAATGCCAGTGAAGATGTGATTTAATCTGTGTTGGGCTAGGTCGGTTAGGGTGCAAGCGGACTGACTGGAAAGAGCCAACGAACCGGCGTGTCTTTCGCAAAGACACGCCGGGCTTACTCGCAAACCATGCTT